ATGCAACCAAAAATGTGTTTGAAGTCAAGGTTGTTGATGGTGAATTGTGGTCCGAAGACATTGTGTTCTGTGACAAAGTAAAGAAACTGGGTGAAAAAGTTTATATTGATCCACTCGTAAATTGTGGGCATTCTGGTGCCAAGAGATGGGTCGGTAATTTTTATCAATGGATTAAACTTTTCAAAAGGTAAGGAATAAAGACCAATGGCTCTGAAAATTCAAGGAAATGTCGTATTGGATTTTGATGGTGCTGGGTATTCCAGCACCAACATTGCCGTTGGTATTGATGCCTTAGAGAATAATACAACAGGTATTCAAAATACTGCTGTTGGTCAATCAGCACAATACCTTAACACAGTAGGTATTCATAATACTGCTGTTGGTCATCAGGCACTGTATGCAAATACTACAGGGTATGAAAATACTGCTATTGGAGCCAATGCACTATATAATAACACAACAGCAACACGAAACACTGCTGTTGGTATGTATTCATTATATTCAAATACAACCGGTCAATTTAATACGGCAATAGGACATTATGCAGGATTTAATTTAACAACTGGATCAAACAACACCCTTCTTGGTTATAATGCTCAACCATCATCTGCAACAGTTTCAAATGAATTTACTCTTGGGGATGGAAACATCACCAACCTTCGTTGTGCTGATACCACAATTTCTACCCTATCAGATGCTCGTGACAAGACCAACATTGAAAACATACCAGTTGGTTTGGACTTCATAAAATCTGTTAGACCAGTAATGTTTGATTGGAATACTCGTGATGGTTCAAGAAAAGGCAGAAAAGCCTTTGGTTTCATTGCTCAAGAACTTGACCAAGTAGAACAACAATTTGGAACATCTGAATACACAAGACTTGTTCACAAGGAAAATCCAGATGTGTGGGAAGCTGATCCAATGAAGATGTTTCCAATCGTGGTCAAGGCTCTACAAGAAGCAGCAGAAAAGATTGAGATGCTAGAACAAAGAATAGTGCAGTTAGAGAATAAATAAATATAATAAAGCAATCAAAGGATTTTAGTTAAAATGGCAATAGCAAACGTAGCATTATCAGATACATTTGATACTTGGAGAATTAGAACCAACGAAATTGCTATCGTAGTAAATGAAAATGATACTGCACTTGATGCATCATTTCTAAAAGGAAATACTGCACATTTAGTGGCCAATACTGCATATGATAAAGCAAACTCTGCCAACTATTACACATATTTGGTTGATGCTAACACAACAGCAGCGTTTGAAACTGCTAATATTGCAATTGCGAATGTTAACTACGTTAATACTTTTGCACAACTCTTAGCATTGGATTCTAATAATGCTACAGTATTGATTGCAGTGCCAGGATATAATAAAGCAAACTCTGCCAATTATTATGCATATTTGGTTGATGGAAACACACAAGCAGCATTTTTACAAAGCAATACTGCATACACTGTAGCGAATAATGCATATGATAAAGCAAACTCTGCTAATTACTTTTCTTTCTTAGTGAATGCTAATACAACAGCAGCCTTTACTAAAGGTAATGCAGCACATTTAACTGCCAATACTTCATATGACAAAGCAAACTCTGCTAATTACTTCTCATTCTTAGTGAATGCTAATACAACAGCGGCTTTTCTACAAGCCAACACTGCATATACTGTAGCCAATGCTGCATATGGTAGAGCTAATGTTGCATTTTCAAATTTCACTGCCGCAAATATTTTGAGCAATCTATTAACTGTAGATGGTGCAGGAACTGGCCTCGATGCAGACTTACTTGATGGACAACAAGGTTCATATTATTTACCTGCAACATCATATTCTGCATCAGATGTTTTATCAAAATTAGCAACTGTAGATGGTTCAGGTTCAGGATTAGATGCAGACTTACTTGATGGACAACAGGGTACATATTATTCACCATTAACAACTGCTCAAGCGGCACAAACCACAGCAAGTGCAGCATTTGCTAGGGCTAATAGTTCATTATTATCATCATCTTATACTGCTTCAGATGTTCTATCAAAATTAACAACTGTAGATGGTTCTGGTTCAGGATTAGATGCAGATTTGCTTGATGGTCAACAAGGTGCATATTATCAACCAGCATCATCTGCAATAACTACAACTAATATTGGTAGCCAATCTGTAAATTATGCAACTTCTGCTGGCAATTCTGATACCGTAGATGGTTATCATGCTGCATCTTTTGCTCTATCGTCACACACACACGCTGCTTCAGCTATTACATCTGGTACGATGGCAACAGCTAGACTTGGTTCTGGTACAGCAAGTTCAGACACATTTTTATCTGGTGATCAGACATATAAGATGGCAATAAAATCTGCCGCCGCAACAAGAACATCTGGTGATGGTACTGGTGGCATACAAACATTATCAGTATCTGTTCTGGCAAATGGGCATTTAGCAATTTATTACACTACAGGAACAGCAGCACCATAATAGGAATCAAAAATGGCAATACCCACAACAAGAGAACAACATAAAGATTGGTGTCTTCGCCAACTTGGACATCCTGTCCTAGAAATCAATGTGGATGATGACCAAGTTGATGATGCTGTAGATTCAGCACTACAATATTTTCAAGACTTCCATTTTGATGCTGTTGAGAGGTGGTATCTTAAACATCAAGTTACTGCCGAAGATAAGACGAATAAGTACATACCCATTACAGAAAATATTATTGGTGTCACAAGAATTTTTCCTGTTGGTTCCACTAATGCTTCTGTTAATATGTTTGATTTGAGATACCAATTAAGATTACATGAGTTATATGACTTCACATCAACGTCATATGTCAATTATGTTTTAACTCAACAACATATTAGAACACTTGATATGTTGTTTTCTGGTGAAATTCCAATTAGATTCAACAGACACTCAAACAAATTATATTTGGATTGGGATTGGAATAATGATATTGAAGCAGGTGAATATATCATTATAGAAGGCTATATCATTTTAGACCCAAGCACATACACAGATGTTTGGAATGATAGAATGCTGAAAAGATTAACTACTGCATATATCAAGAGGCAGTGGGGAAATAATATGAAGAAATTTCAAGGTATGCAGTTGCCTGGTGGTATCCAAATGAATGGTCAGCAAATTTATAATGAAGCAATTCAAGAAATTCAGGAGATAGAACAATTGATTCGTGATACCCACGAAGAACCTCCCCAGTTTATAATGGGTTGATTTTACCACAGGTTTGTGTTATGATTCAAACAAACATCAAACCTATCATAAGGCAAACATAATATGGACATTTACATTGAAAAAGTGGTCGAATCTATAAAAAACTCAACCAAACCTTCCGGTAAGACAATAAGTAAAATATCATTACCAGAAGATTTGATATCACAATACAGATGTTCAGACGCTCTAACAGTTTGTTATATGATTGCAAAGCAAATAAACTGCATACCAAAATGTCTAAATTGCAACTCCAAAGTATCTTTCATATCCACTACCAAAGGATTTGCAACATTCTGTTCTGTGCAATGTAGTTGTGCTCACAATAATAAACAGAACAATTTATCCAAAAATACAAAAAAATCATTACAATTATATCATGACAGAGAAAATATTCTGATGTTAGCCAAAGAATATTATATCAACAATGATGTCAAAATATCAGATGTTGCTATAAAATTTTCTCTACCATATTATACCATAAGAAAATATTTACATGATAATGGATATACTAAAAAAAGTAATCAATCATTACATAAAACAAAAAATTTTACAAAAAATGTAGATGATAGATTGTTTAATAAAGAATATCTCCTAAAATGCTCTAAAGAAAAAAAATCTTTGAGAGATGTAGCAAAGACTCTCGGAGTATCGCCAAACACTATAAGATTATATGCACTAAAACACAATATAAAATTTGATAGTGATAGTCAAGCAGAAAGAGAATTATTGAATTTCATTCTTCAATTTGACAGTTGTGCTGGAAAAACAAGACAAATAATCAAACCATACGAAATTGATGTGTTTTCATCAAAATATAATCTTGGAATTGAATTACACGGTGAATATTGGCATTGCGAAGACAATGTGGATATTCAATACCACCTAAACAAACATAAAAATGCAGAATCTAAAGATATAAGATTGATTCAAATATATCTACATGAATGGTTAGATAAAAAACATATTTTAGAATCCATGATTATGGCAAACATAGGAAAATCTAAAAGAATTTTTGCCAGGAAATTGAAATTCGTTGAACTAGATAAGAATGACGCAAAGATATTTTTTGAAGACAATCATTTACAAGGTTGGTTGAAATGTAAGTTTGTGTATGGATTGGTCGATAACGACAACACAATTTATACCGCAATCAGTTTTGGTAAAAGTAGATTTCATCAAGAATGTGATTATGAATTATTACGATATTGCAACAGATTGAATTATAATGTTATAGGAGGTTTTACCAAACTTATGGTTAATTCTCAAAAAATATTAGGATATAAGTCTATTGTAACATATTCACATAGAAGACTATTTACAGGAAAAGTTTATGAAAAATTTGGTTTTCAAAAAGTAAATGAAACTAGGCCCGGATATTTTTGGTATAACACAAAAACCAAAGATATTAAAACCAGATATTCCACACAGAAACATAAACTCAATACAAATATGAGTGAAATAGAATATATGAAAAGTATTGGGTATAGAAGAGTTTTTGATTGTGGTCAAAATGTTTATAAATATAATATGAATACTTAAGAAAGATATCCTATGGCCGTTTCACACTATTTTAATAACTTCGCATCAACAAAGATAAATGAACAAAGACTTTATGAAGATGTTCTAAATGAATCTATTCGCATAATGGGACATGATGTTTGGTATCTGCCTAGAGAAGATTTTGATGAGAATGATCCCATCTTTGGTGAAAATATTCATTCAAGATTTGAGCGTGCATATCAAATGGAAATGTATTTGGCCAACGTAGAAGGTTGGGAAGGTGATGGAGATTTTTTCTCCAAATTTGGTATTGAAGTTAGAGATAACACAAATGTAATTGTTACAAAAAGAACTTTTGATAAGTATATGCCAACATCTGTCGCCAAAAGACCAAGAGAAGGTGATTTGGTATTTGTTCCTGTAATGAATAAGATATTTGAAATTAAATATGTAGAAGAAGAATTGCTATTCTTTACAAGAGGATATCCATACCCATACATGTATGAATTACGTTGTGAAGCCTTTCGTTATGCTAATGAGAAAATTGAAACTGGTGTTGAACGAATTGATGATATTGATGCTCAATCTACATATACAGTTGAACTTATTGTATCTGGTGTTGGTAATTATCATATTGGTGAAACTGTTTATCAGGGAGCCAATCTATCATCTGCGACATCACAAGCAACCGTTTCAAACTGGGATGGAATTAACAGAAAACTTTACATCTATAATGTAAGCGGTTCATTTACTTCAGCATCTGGTAATGTAAAAGGTCAGTCATCTAATACATCATCAACAATATCTTCAGCGGATACAATGGGTGATCATGTGTATTATGATTTGTTCAATAATAAAGACATTCAAAATGAGGCAAATAACTATATTGACTTGAGTGAGACAAACCCTTTCGGAAGTCCTTGACACGGCCGGTTTTTATAGGAATAATATATGGATAAAATAAATTGGCATTTACATCACATAATACCTAGACATATGGGAGGAACTGACAATCCAGATAATCTTGTACGAGTTAATGTTGCAATGCACGCATTTTTACATAAATGCTTATATGAGGAATACGGGTTGCTAGAAGATAAGCTGGCTTGGATGGGTTTATCTGGACAAAAACCATATAGAGAAGTTGATGAGGAAATAGAAAATATTAGAAGACAAAAAATATCAAAAGCAAATAAAGGCAAAATAGTATCAGAAGAAACTAGAAAAAAAATATCTAATAATGCAATTGAGAGATATAAAACAATTGAGGGCAAAAACCATATATTAAAAATTTGTAGAAATGGTTTGGGTAAAAAAAGAAGTGTTGAAACAAAGAATAAAATATCTAGTGCACTATCTGGTAGAACCTTTACGGCAAAATCAAAATCTATTATGTCTGATAAAGCAAAAAGTAGAATGAGAAAAACTTGTCAGGTTTGTGATAAAACAATGGATGTTAGTAATTTCAATCGTCATAATCATGGCATAAATTGTAAAAGAAAGAAAAAATAAAAATGTTAAGTAATTCTCACTTTTACTATAGGTTAATGAGAAAATATATTATAATTATGGGTAATATGTTTGATAATATTACCCTAATAAGATATGACGCATCTGATGTTGAGACTCATAGAATTAAAGTTCCTATTGTATATGGACCAAAGGATAAGTTTGTAACAAGAATAGAATCAGACCCCGATTTATTACGAGATGTTGGAATGATTCTACCAAGAATGTCTTTTGAATTAGTCAATTTTTCATATGATGCGTCAAGAAAGCAAAACTCATTACTTCGTGTTGCAAAAGGTGACAACGCTTCACGAGTATCTTCAGGATATATGGGGGTGCCATATGACTTTAATTTTGAACTCAATATTTATGCAAAAAACATTGACGATGGCAATCATATTATGGAGCAAATATTGCCATATTTTAATCCGGATTATACTGTAACAATCACTCCAGTTGAAGAACTAGGTTTCCTAAAAGATATTCCTATTATTCTTAATGATGTAAAACAAAATATTCAGTATGAAGGAACATATGATTCAGTCCGATATGTTAATTTCACATTAACATTTACTCTAAAAGGATACTTCTTTGGTCCAATTAGCACACCAAAGATTATTCGTAAAGCAATTGCTAATATATTTAATGACCCATCATTAGTCAGAGGAAATGTAATAAGAATTAATACCTCTGGTGGAAATAATGGAACATTTCAGATTAGAGATACAATATATCAGGGAACAAACTATCAGACTGCAACTGCTTTCGGTTTTGTGAATGATTGGAATAAAGATACTGGTAGATTGGTTATTGGTGGTGCTCAGGGAAATTTCAATGTTAATAATACTATACGAGCATTATCAACAAATGCAACATACAACATAGCAAGTTTTGATGCATCACCGCTCAAATTGGTAGAAATTACAGTTCAACCAAATCCAATTGATGCTGAACCAGAAGATGACTATGGTTACACTACAACTATTCTTGAGTATCCAAATATTACAGGTGATTGATGAACACAAATAAATCTTTAGCAGAAGCCTTGAACATAGAGCCAATTTCAGAAGATAAGCAGGAAATACTTGAGCCTGCACCACAACAAATACTTGAACCTACACAGATGAATGATGCTGAAGCTGATTATAATTTAGCGAGAAACACTTTTCGCAATCTGATTCAACAGGGTAATTTGGCTATGGAAGATATGAAAAAATTGGCTAGACAAAGTGAATCTCCAAGAGCATACGAAGTTTTCGCGACGATGATGAAAACTATTTCAGAGACAACAAAAGATTTGTATGACTTACAGAAGAAAACTAAAGATTTGAAAGAAGATAAAGGTAAGCCAACACAAGAAAATATCACAGTTGAAAAGGCTGTCTTTGTTGGTACAACATCAGAATTACTCAAGAAAATCAAGGAAGAAAAATGAAATCATTCAGAGAATTTTTACAAGAAGCAGCACCAGCAAAAAAATCTAAAGTTCCAGACCGCATGATTAGAAAAAATCCTGATGCAGTGGGGGTAATTGAACATGAAAGGAAAGATGGCAGTAGATTCTCACATATGAAAAATCCAGTGGCAACAACATACCCAAGAAATCCAACTGCAAAATATGATGTTGAAGAAGGTGATAATATATGGGCTCTGAATAAAAATAGAGTTACAGGTGTTATTCATGGGAAAAATTTTCATGTGTATGACCAAGATTCAGCACGTTCTCATGGAGAAGCACTAAATTTTATGGGTGTGAATCCAAAGTCTGTCAAGCATCATTTTGAAGTTCGCAAGAATAGAAAAGGTGAAGTTACAGTTTTCAGAAAACGTAACGAAGGTGAGTCTGCACAACAAGCAGCATCCGCTGAAACAGAATTAGCTAATCATCCAGTATTAAATGCACATCTCGGCACTAAATTTAATGTAAAAACGGAAGACTAATGAAAACATTCAAACAGTTTCTCAACAAACCTGTTTCATCAGTAGAAAAACTTTCCAAGAAGCATAATGTTTCTACTGATGAAATTGAACAACAACTTCAAATGGGAATAAAAGTTGAGGGTGAACATACTACAAAATCAAATATTGCTAGACAGATTGCACTTGCTCATATTGGTGAAGACCCAAAATACTACAGTAAATTAAAGAAAATGGAAGGGTAATGGCCAACTTCGGATATCAAAATAACCCAAATCTACCAAGACACGACTATAAGCATAGTTTTACTCAACACGAAATAAATGAATTTATAAAATGTGCAGATGATCCAGTGTATTTTGCTGTCAATTATATGAAGATTGTCAATGTAGATAAGGGTCTTATAAATTTTGAAATGTGGGATTTTCAACAAGACATGTTGAAAACATTCCATGAGAATAGATTCTCTATATGCAAGTTGCCACGACAGGTTGGTAAAACTACCACATCTGTTGCGTATTTACTACACTATATTTTGTTCAATGAAAATGTGAATGTAGCGATTCTTGCCAACAAATCTACAACTGCCCGTGAAATTATGAGTAGATTACAATTAGCATTTGAATACTTACCTTTCTTCCTTAAACAAGGTGTCATTGAATGGAATAAGGGTTCAATAGAACTTGCTAATGGGTCAAAAGCAATAGCGGATTCGACATCAGGTTCATCTGTTCGCGGTAGGTCTTTCAATGTAATTTTCCTTGATGAGTTTGCATTCGTACCTAATAATATTGCCGAAGCGTTCTTCATGTCAACATACCCAACAATTTCATCTGGTAATAGCACCAAAGTAATTATTGTTTCTACGCCTAATGGTATGAATCTTTTCTATAAAATGTGGTCTGAAGCTGTTGAAAAGAAAAGTCTTTATATTCCAATTGAAATTCATTGGTCAATGGTTCCCGGTCGTGATGAAAAATGGAAAGAAATCACTATAAGAAATACATCGCCCGATCAGTTCCGACAAGAATTTGAATGTGAATTTATTGGTTCTACTAACACTCTGATTCATCCTACAAAATTAAGATCATTAGTGTGGCATAATCCAATAAGAAAAGATTTCAATGATTGCTTCCACATATACAAAGAACCAGAACCCGGTAGAACATATGTTATGACAGTTGATGTTGCTGAAGGACAAAACCTAGATTATTCAACATTTTCAATTATAGACATCACAGAATTTCCATATAGACAAGTTGCAAAATACAGAAATAATAAAATTGCACCACTACTTCTACCAACTATCATATTACAGGCAGCAAGAAAATATAATGATGCTTTTGTTCTTGTAGAAATAAATTCAATAGGATTACAGGTATCGGATATTCTACATCATGAATTGGCCTATGAAAATCTAATCAAGATTGAAATGAAGGGTAAACAAGGACAGCAACATACACCTGGATTTAAAAAGAAAATAGCATATGGTCTAAAAACCACACACCAGACCAAAATGATTGGGTGTGCAAACTTAAAAACTCTAGTGGAATCTGATAAATTAATTATTAATGATTATGATACGATACAAGAACTGATGACATTTTCATCTGATAAAAAAACATTTAAAGCAGAAGAAGGTAATAATGATGATTTGG